TTAGTTGTTCTTACAACTTTATTTATAGCAATTTTACCAAGTTTAATTGATAATATTTTAGCAATATGAAATATAAATTAATATCAAATAAAGATTCTATAATAATCTATAAAAGAATTTGGTGCTTTAGTATAGAGTATGCAAAGTTTAAATACAATGAAAAAGAGTTGTTTTATGCAGTCAAGTATTTAAAGCATTTAAATGATAAATGGCTATCACTAAATTAAAATATAAAAATATGTACACAGCACACCAATATAGAATGTATCTTAAATTTCAATTTGACAGAGGAGTAAGATATTCATGTATAACACAATTTCATTTATTTTATAGATTAAGTAATAAATTTAATAAATACAAAGTATATGGTTATTGGGATATTTATTTGTGGTATTAATAAAATTTAATTACATATGAAAGATATATTTAGATTACCCACACCAACAAGACCAAGTGTTGAAAGGTTAAAAGAGATTGAAAAAGAGCATCAAGAAGCATTACAAAAGATATATGATAGATGTGATAATAGGATAGTTCATGCTACACTACATTACTTTAAAGGTACTACTCAAGTATTAAAGCAAGTACATTATTTAAGTGGTGCTAATGGTAGAGCAATTTATTCATCAGATGATGATAGGTGTTATAACTCTTGTATAATGGTAGGAACAGAGTTACAGATGGCTAAGGATAAAAGTGTATATAATATTACAGGTTCTTATTCTTACAATCTAACAGAAGAAATGTTAAAGATGTATGAAGATAATGATAGACAATTAATAATAATTAAATAATAATAATAAATATGAAAAATAGTAAAGTAACAAGTGTACAATCAAATGGAAGTTGGGAGGGTAAATATGGTGTTATGTATAAATTTGAAATTGGTTTTGAAAATGGAGATGTAGGAGAATACTCATCTAAGAATCAAGAACAAAATAAATTTGTAATAGGAACTAATGCAGATTATGAATACACAGATGGTAAATTCCCTAAAGTAAAACCAGTTTATATAAAACCTGATTCTTTTAATAATTCATTTAGTAATTCTTCAAATGATAATCCTGATAGACAAAAACTTATTGTTAAGCAGTCAAGTTTAAAAGCTGCCGTTGAATTTGATAATAAATGTTCTCCTGAAGATGTTCTTAAAAATGCAGATATGTTTTATAATTGGGTAATGGGTATAAATAATACATCAGATAACTTTGATAGTAGATTAAAAAACAAAATAAATCAAATAATTAGTGATGGTGGTGATGAATACCCTGATGATTTACCTTTCTAAAATGACTGATACAGAAAAATTCATAAACATATGCGACCTTACTACAAGTTTAGTAGGGTTGCATAAAGGTTCTTTAGCTGATAAAACTAGAAAGCAAGAGTATCATATACCTAGAATGGTAGCATCTATAATTGCTTTGTTAGAAAAAGAAATACATTATAAAGTTATAGCTAAAGTTTTAAATAGAGATAGGAGTTTAATTTATCATTACGAAAAAAAACATAAGTACAATTACTCATCTTTTCCAAAGTATAGAGATATGTTTAATCTTGTATATAATTCTTTTAAAGAAATTGATGTATCTAAAAAGATTTTTAAAACAAGGGAGGATTTAATGAGTTGTTTAAAAATAGCAGGTATTAAGTCTGTAGTCAAACCACAGGTTAAAATTAAGATCAAAAGTGGAGATGCACTATTTACATTAAATACTAACTATTTTGATTTTTCAAATAATATTAATATTATTAAGGAATCATTAAAAGATTATGATTACAAAACTAATATAATAACATTATGAAAGATAATCCTAGCTATTATGCTATAATACCTGCTAACGTAAGGTATTCAGATTTAAAACCAAATGCCAAGTTATTGTATGGCGAAATAACTGCTTTAAGTAATAAGTTTGGTTTTTGTTTTGCATCTAACAAATACTTTTCAGAATTGTACAATGTAAATAAAAACACAGTATCATCTTGGTTATCAGATTTAAAAAATTATGGGTTTATAGTTATTAAGATAGAAAGAGATTCTAATAAGCAAATCATTAAAAGATGTATAGGTATCACGAAAAACACGGATAGCCCTATACACGAAAAGATGAAAGGTATTAGTACAAGTATTAATACTACAAGTAATAATATATCTATAAAAGAAAAATTTATTAATCAGGTTATGTTTTTTGATTATCCAAAAGAAATGAAAGAAGATTTTATTAATTACTGGACAGAGGGTAAAAAGAAGATGAGGTATCAAAAGCAGGTAACATTTGAAATTAAATTAAGATTGGAGAGGTGGTCAAAAAATTCTGCTAAATGGGATAAACCAAAATTTAATAGTACATCTAAATTAGATCAACAGATAGATGCTTGGCAAAAAGCAAAAGAGTTATTATGAATATAGTAGAGGAATTAAGACAAAAGATTTATTTAGAAAAGTTATATAAAAGAAGTATTATTGAATTTGATAACTATTTTAAATATAGTGGACAAATTGAAAAGAGTATTAATTTAAAAAAACTTACACCAAAGTACAGATTAAAAAACTATAGAAAATGAAAGAATTAGATTTTAATGAAAACATTATAGAAGATTTAAATTTAACTGAATTACAAATTTTAAATATTATTTCTAAATGGTACACAAATGGTATGATGCACGATATTATATGGGATAGTGAATGTAGAGAATTAGATGAAATAGTAGAAGATTTATTTTTTGAAAAATTAGAAGAAGAAAATTTAATTAGAAATATAAAATTATGAAAACATTACAAGAAGAAAACATAAAAGAATTAGAAGTTAAGGTATTAGACTTAATTGCTAAGACTTCAGTAGAGTTAGGACATAGAGCAGATCCTAAATCAATGGCATCACTTGCTAAAATATTTGCAGAGGATTTACAAAAAGAGAATAGGTTCAAACGTATGACTATCAATCAAATATGTGATTCTTTTCACATAGGAGTAAGGTATGCTGATTTTGATCCTTATTTAAATATTAGAACATTTTTTAGGTTTATAATAAGTCATAAGAAAACTATTAATGATGCTTATTATCAAGTACATACATTAAATAAAAATCCTAAACAAGTTCCTTTTTATCAAGAACCTTTAAAATTATTAAAATGAAAATATTAAATTTATATGCTTGTCTTGGTGGTAACCGATACAAGTGGAACGAAGTTAAAGAAGATATACAAGTTACAGCTGTTGAACTTGATCCTGAATGTGCTAGATTATACCAGGATAGATTTCCTAATGATAAAGTAATAGTAGCAGATGCTCATCAATACTTACTAGATCATTACAAAGAGTTTGATTTTATATGGAGTTCTCCACCATGTCCTACACATAGTAAAGTAAGAGTAACTCAAAAAAATCAAGATTTTTATATTCCTAAATATCCTGAAATGAAACTTTATGAAGAAATAATTTTTTTAAAAGAACATTTTAAAGGTCATTATGTAATTGAAAATGTTATACCATATTATGAACCACTTATATCTGCACATAAAAGAGGTAGACATTTATATTGGACTAATTTTAATTTACCTTATAATTTAGATAGAAAAGAAGCAAAAGGTATTATGTGTGGACAAACAAATGATGAATTTAATAAGTTATGTAATTTTCATAATATAAAAAAAGAATTTTTATTAACTTATAAAGGAAAACAATCTAAAATCAAAATTATAAGAAACTTAGTAGATTATGAAGTAGGTAAAACAATATTTGAAACAATGTTAGGCATAGTAAAAAAAGAAAATATTAATCAAACTGAATTATTTTAAAATGAAAACAATTAAAATTACTAAAGATCAAGTTAAAACACAAAAGGATGCTATTAAATGGCATTTAAAAAACTATGGACATATTACAAGTTGGGAAGCTATAAAAGAATATGGTGCTACTAGACTTGCCGATATTATATATAAATTAAAAAAAGATGGTTATAATATACATACATCTGATTTAAAAGTAGAATCAAGATTTGGTAAAAAAACAACTATAGCTAAATACTTATATTTTAAACCTACACCAATATTTGAACAGAAATTAATATGGGGTTAAAGACTATTAGTAAGTTAAAGAAAGAATTAGATAAATGGTTTAGTTTATACATTAGATTAAGAGGTGCAGATGATAATGGTAACAATCAATGCTGCACTTGTGGTACTATAGATAATTGGAAAAAGTTACAATGTGGTCATTTTGTAAGTAGAAAACATTTAGCTACTCGTTTTCATGAGATGAACTGCTTTCCACAATGTGTAAGTTGCAATATTTTTAAATATGGAGAACAATGGAAATTTGGACAATTTTTAGATAGAAATTTAGGCAAAGGTGTTTCTGAAGAATTAGTTATATTAGGATATACAATTTGTAAAATTAGCAGAAGTGATTACGAAGAAAAGATAACTTATTATAAATCAGTTGTTAATAAAATCAAACAAGAAAAAAATATAGAATAATTAATTTATTTATATTTGATAATGGAAAAACCAATTTTTTCTAGTACAAAACATCAAATTTTAGTTTCGGAGTATATGAATTTAATGTTATCATCTGTTAAAGAATGTTCTACAAAATCTAAGTTTGAAAATTTTAAAGAGGTATTTAATATAATTATTGAATATCATAATGGTTATGGTAAAAGTGTAGGTATAGGTAACTGGAATGATTGGTTAATGATTCTACCAATTAATTTATCAGTTATGACTAATGGGTATTTTGCAGGACTAGAAACAAAACGAAATGCAAAATCAATAAGAGTATACAAAGTTTTATTAGATAAATATTTAGAGGATTTAGTTACAGATTTATCAGAATTAGAATTTGTAAATGAATAAAATTTATATAGAAATATCAAAGCTAACTGATAAGTTTATAGAAATGTCTTATGGTCTTGTACAAAATGAAACAGAAATAAAAAATGCAGTACAAGAGTTAATGCTTTATTTTCTTTCTATGAATCCTGATCAATTAAAAAGTATTTGGGAAAAAGATGGTAGGGATGGTATTATAAAATATGGTGCAGTAGTTTTAAAAAGAAGTTACACATCTGTAAGAAGTCCTTTTTATTATAAGTATAAAAAATACTACAGAAACTTAGTTACACCTACTGCTAATTATTCATTTGCAAAAAATAACTTTCATAAAAGTATTTATAACTTACCAAATGTAAAAGTAGATACTTACCAAAATGATAAGATAGAACTTATAGAAAAAGAATTAAATAAGTTGTGTTGGTATGATAAAAAGATTTTCGAGTTATATTATGGAGAATCAAATACATTAGATTCTTTAGCAAAAAAAACTGGTATAAGTAGGAATAGTTTATTTACTACAATAGATAAAGTAAGAAATATATTAAAAGAAGAATTATTAGATGAGTAATTTCTTTGTCAAAGATGAGGTGTATCAAGAACGTATAGCATTATGCAGAGAATGTGTATATTACTTTAAACCTACAGGAAATTGCAAAATTTGTGGTTGTTTTATGAAAATCAAGTCAAGAATTTCCGTAATGGAGTGTCCAAAGAAATATTGGGGTAAGACAACAGAAGTAGAAAGACCTGATCACATACCTGAAGAATTAATAGAAGAATGTTTATTAATTTGGGATGATGTAAAGACAGGAGTAGCAAAGAACGTAACAGTAAAAAAGAAAATGATTGAATTGTATAATACAATACATGGTACAAATTATAAACCTACAAGTAATTGTGGAACTTGTTTAAATAATTGCTATCATGGAATAAGACAAATAGTTGAGAAATATGGCAGATAAAAAAATACCTAATTATTACATAGGAAAAAATTATAAGTATGAAGCTAGAAAAGTTATCTCTGATTGGGAACTTAGTTGGAATATAGGAAATGCAGTTACATATTTATTAAGAGCAAACTTTAAGCATAACAGACCTGAAGAATGTATAGAAAAAGCAATACACCATTTACAATTTGAGTTAGAAGAATTAAAACTAAATAAAGACAATGCCGAAAAGAAATAAATTATATTGTTCTAAAACAACAAATCTTTTTATAATGCAGTTTGGTTTTTCATATCCTGAAACATCTTGGTGTACAAGAGGAAGAAAAGATACAAGAACAAAAGAACATGGTAAGCAAAGAATAGAACTTAATAAAAAAGCTATATGTTAAAATATCAATGTAACAAATGTGAGATACAAAAAGAATTAAGTAGAGTAGTAATGAAAGTGATAGATGGCAAAGTAGTTAATGTAGGAACTGAATGTCCTGAATGTGGAGAGTATATGCAAGAGATTTATAAGTTTGGAGGGTTTCCTAGTATTAAAAGAACAGAACCATCGTTAAGCAAAAGCAAAGATAGAATGTGGAAAGATACTAAGTCTAAATTTACCAGTTAATGAAATTTGTAATAAAGGATGATAAAGACAAGCAAAGTTTAATAAACTATTTAAAGGAGTTAGGAAACGATTATATAGTTGATGTAAAGAAACAAAGAAATAATAGATCAAATATGCAAAACAATTATTATTGGAAATGTATTGTGCAAGAATTAGGAAATTCACTTGGCTATTTTCCACAAGAAATGCATGATATACTTAGGGCAAAGTTTCTTAATGAATGGGAGATGTTAGAGATAAACGATAAGAAAGTAGGTATAAACAAGATAGGAAGTACGGCAACACTAAACACTAAAGCATTTGAAGTCTATGCAGAACAAATAAGAATATGGGCTATGACAGAGTTAGGAATAAGATTAATGCTACCAAACGAATACAACTAATTTCTATTATATAATAGATTTGAATAATCAATCTTTTTCAATTATGGATAAACGAATAAACAACGGAGGTAAAAGAGAGGGTGCAGGGCGTAAAGGCAAAGCAGAAGAACAAAAGCTAATAGAAAATCTAACTCCTATGAATCCTGATGCTTTAAAGTCTTTAGAGATAGGTTTAAAAAATAAAGAACAATGGGCAGTTAAATTATTCTTTGAATATTTTTACGGTAAGCCACAACAGAGAGTTGATGTAACGAGTAATAGCGAAACACTAAACATACCTATAATAAACTTTGTTGAATCCGAAACTGAATAAAAAGTATAGTGTACTATTTTCTTCTAATTGTAGATACTATATAATTACAGGAGGGAGAGGTTCAGGTAAATCTTACGCAGTAACTGTGTTTCTTACTTTGCTTACAATGGCACAAGGTATAAGGGTTTTGTTTACAAGATATACTATGGTATCTGCACATCTATCTATTATACCTGAATTTTTAGAAAAGATTGGTTTATTAGGTTATAATTCTATATTTAGTATTAATAAATCAGAAGTAGTAAATGAATCAACTAAAAGTGATATACTATTTAGAGGTATTAAAACTTCATCAGGTAATCAGACTGGTAATTTAAAATCTTTAACTAATGTTTCAAATTGGATATTAGATGAAGCAGAAGAACTTGTTGATGAGAATATATTTGATACTATTGATTTAAGTATAAGGGAAAAGAATATACAGAATAGAATTATATTAATACTTAATCCTACAACTAAAGAGCATTGGATATATAAACGATTCTTTGAAGATAAAGGTATACAAGCAGGTTTTAATGGCATTAAAGATAATGTCTGTTACATTCATTCTACTTACTTAGATAACAAGCAGAACCTATCAGATAGTTTCTTACAAAGAATATATACACTTAAAGAAAACAATCCTAAAAAATATTTACATAAAATTCTTGGTGGTTGGTTAGATAAAGCAGAGGGTGTAGTATTTGATAACTGGACAATAGGAGAATTTAATCCTGATGGTTTACAAACTTCTTGTGGTATGGACTTTGGATTTTCTATTGATCCTGATAGTCTTACAGAAATAGCTATAGATAAAAGTAAGATGAAAATATACATTAAGGAACACATTTACAGAAATGGTTTAAAATCTCATGAGTTAGCTAAGATTATATTGGATAAGGTAGAAAACAAATTAATAATAGCTGATAGTGCAGAACCAAGACTAATAGAAGATTTAAGGCACTTAGGAGTTAATATAAGACCAGTTAAGAAAGGAACTATAGAAAGTGGTATAACTCGTATGCAAGACTATCAATTAGTTGTTACGGCTGAATCTACTAACATAGCTAAAGAGTTAAACAATTATGTATATGCAGACAAAGGTTCTAAGTTATATGTAGATAATTACAATCATGCCATAGATGGAATCCGTTATAACGTTATATATCATTTAGACAATCCAAACTTAGGTAAATACTATGTGCAATAAAAAAAGGTGCAATTCTAAGAATTAACACCTTTTAACTAATTAAAGCTATGAAAACGATGCAATATTACGATATTAAACTATATTAACCAAATTTCTATTATATATTATGCAGGTAAAAATTAAAAAAGATGGTAAGGAAAAAAACTACAATCTTATTAATAGTTGGGAAGATGTAACACTTGAGAAATGGTCTAAACTAATTAATAGTCAAACCAAATCTAAAACAAAAGAAGCATTAGATACAATAAGTGTTTTATCTGATATACCTGCTAAACTTATTAAGGAGTTAAAAATTAGTGATGTATCAGTTATTTTAAGTAAGATAGCTGAGTTACAATCTAAAGCAAATAGTACCTTAAGAAAAATTATTAAAGTAGATGGTGTTGAGTATGGGTTTCATCCTAGTTTATCAGATATTAGTTTAGGAGAATATGCAGACTTAGAAACATACATACAAAACGGAGTAGAGAAAAACTTGCCAAATATTATGGCAGTTCTTTACAGACCGATTGTAGAAAAGAAAAATAAATTTTATACTATTACATCTTATGATGGTAGTGGTGTAAGGGTTAGAGCAGAGAAATTTAAGAAGATGAAAGCAAATGATGTTAATAGTGCGTTGGTTTTTTTTTGGACTTTAGGCAACAAACTATCAACGATTTTGCCATTGTATTTAATGGAACAAACGAAAAAAGTGATAGAATCTCTACAGATGAACAATTTGCAAAAAAGTGGAGTTGGTTCGGTATAATGTATAGATTGACAAATGGAGAGATAGTAAATTTAGAAAGGATAACAAAGTTAAGTTTATACGAATGTTTAACTTGGTTAAGTTACGAAGTAGATTTAAATGAAATAAAAACAGTTCAAAGATGACGCATTTTAAAAATTATAACAATACAATAGATACCTTAAAACAATTAGGTACTAATCACTATCAAATTAAAACTGTTACTACTGGAGATATATGGGAGATTTCTTTAGAAACAAATGAGTTATATCCTTTAATGCATATCAATCCAATTAATGCAGTAGCTGCTACACATCAAATGACTTTAAACTTTCAAATCTTTATAATGGATTTAGTATTTAATGATGAAAGTAACGAGCAAGAAGTATTATCAGATTGTTTAAGTATTTGTAATGACTTGATAGGTACACTAAAGAACGGAGAGAGTCTTTATTTGTCAGGTGCTAGTCAAGGAGAAAGTCCTGCATACTTTACAGAGGGAGATGTAACTATAGAACCATTCACAGAAAGATTTGATAACTCAGTTACTGGTTGGGTATTTACCTTACCAATAGTAATAGAGAATAACTACAATACTTGTATAGCACCACAAGCAACAACATACGCAGGTAAATAATGTTTAAAATAAAAATAGGAAAATTAACAATACAACTAATACCCCCAAAAATAACTTATAAATTATAATTATGGCAGATTTAACAACAACAATTAGTGAAAGTGTTACTTTGAACTCAGCAGTCAGAGGAACAACAAACACAGTAACAACTACAGGGATAAACAATGTCTATGAACGTATAGTAACTTGTACTCATTCACAAGCAACTACATTAGTAGCTTTTAATAGTAATTCTTATGGTGCAGTAGTGCAATTAGATAAAGAAGATGTAAGATATATAAGAGTAACAAATCTTAATGCAACTATATCAGTAGAAATTGCTATAGTAGGTGCAGCAACTTTATATCAGGTAACTTTAAAAGCAGGGCAATCACATATATTAGGTGCAGCAGATAATATTATGTTGGCTGAAGCAGATACTACTCCAAGCTATGGAACAATGGCTGCTTTACAAAACATATCAGTTACACCAGTAGGAACTACTAATGTTGATTTAGAAGTGTTTGTAGCTAGTGTATAGTGGAAGCAATAGAAAGATACTTAAATAGCTTTGGTCAAAGTGTAGTCAATAAATCAAAAGGTATACTTAAAAAAAAGAAGAAGGTAGTAACTGGAACTCTTTTAAATAGTATATCTTATACTTTAAGTGAAAGTAAACAAGGATTTACTTTAAAGTTTTTAATGGCTGACTATGGTAAGTTTATAGACAAAGGAGTATCAGGAACAAAGAAAGATAGATATTATGTAGACTATAAAGGAAAGAAAAGAAAAAGTCCTTTTACTTATGGTAAAACAAGAGATGGTAGTTTAACTAGAGCATTAGATAAATGGATTGTAATGCGAGGTATTGCACCAAGAGATGATAAAGGTAGGTTTATATCTCGTAAGAGTTTAAAGTTCTTAATAGCTAGAAAAATATATACACAAGGTAAAGAGGGGATTAGTTTTTTTCAGAAACCATTAAAATTAGAGATGAGAGGTTTTACTACATCAATGGGTAAAGCACTTAAAGAAGATATAATAAATAAAATAGAAAAATGATAATAGAACAAAAACCATTATATAATACATTACCAGTAGGACAAGATATAGTGTTTACAGTATCAGATGAAACTATTATAGTAAATAAATTTCAGCCAAAATTTACTGCTGAAGTTCATGTAAGTTCTAGAGTTTCTAATTTAGGTTTAACTGATTCAATAGTAGCTAATTTAAAAGTTACACCAAATAATAAAGGAGTAGGTATTTTTTCATTAAGTAACATATTAGAAAGTTATGTTAGTCCTGATTATAATGGTACTGATTTTGACAATATAATTTATAGTACATATAAAAATATACCTTTTACAGAAAGTACACCACACCCAATACATTTAATAGATAAGTATTCAAACAATAATAATACTGCTATATATTTTAGTATAGTTTTTAATGTAGAATATTATGATAATGCATCATTAGATACTTTAAAATTTGGTAAATCTGTAAGAGCAGAAAATTATTTATCTTATAATGGTATTTTACAATATGATGATGTTTTAAATTTAAATGGTAATAATTACGGATATGATTTAAACGCATATCAATATATCATGAATGATGCTCAAAGTAAATTCATGACTAATGCACCAGTAAAACAATATGCAAGATTAGAAGATTATGGAACGCTTTCATTTTTTAACTTTTTAAATATACCTACTAATAGTTTTAAAGTTGGTACTTTAGGAGTAGCAATAGATAAAGTTAATTTTTTAGAAATTAAATTATATAATAGTTCAGGAACACAATTAGGTAGTTCTATAAATGTATATGCTACTGTAGCTAATGGTGCTTTTAATAATAATAATGAATTTTCAAATACTAGAGTAATGTTTTTCGGAATTTTTCCTGCTAATTTAAAAAATTGGAGTTCAGACTGGGAAACTCATGAAACTAATATATCTTATTATACAGTTCAAGCATTTGATGATGATGATCAAGCAATTAGTTTAGTATACACTATAAGTATTATATCAGATGACTGCAAAGGTTTTAAACCAATAAGATTGACATGGTTAAATCCTCATGGTACTTGGGATTATTATACATTTACTAAAAAATCTATAAAAACATTAAATACAAATAGAACATCTTATACTCAACAAGGTGGCACATGGAATGGTAGTACATTTAGAATTAATGGTTATAAAGGTGGTAAGAAAAACTTCAGAGTAAACACTAAAGAATTAATTACTATAAATACTGATTACTTATTAGAAAGTGATGCAGTATGGTTTGAAGAATTAATTAATAGTCCTGAAGTTTATAAAGTAAATGATTATTCATCTGATGTTGGAGGTATTACAAATAAATATATAGAACCTGTAACATTGACTACATCAAGTTATACTAGGAAAACTAAAGCTAATGATAAGTTAATTCAATATACATTTCAATTAGAAAAAACTAAAAACAAAAGAACACAAGCAATATAATGTCAATACAATTAGTTTTATATCCACAAAATCATGATGGAGTTTATACTACTACATCTTTTCCTGTATTAAGAGAATATGTATCAGATGGTAAGTTTTTTAATTCTATTAATTTTTTATCAGGATATGATGCACCAACTACATCTACAAATCCTGCGTTTGATGCTTTAACATCTTCTCCTGCTATACCATCATGGAAAAAATTTAGAAGTACAAATACATCAGGTATATATGGTGTTACAACTATGCCATCTCAAAGCTTTCTTAATAGACTTGTTATAAATTCTTCATCAAGTAATTTATCAAGTAGTGGTGTATATCAAAAAATACAAAATTTATATGTAGGTGTACAATATGAATTAAATATAAATATAACACAAGCAGGTGCAGGAGGTATTTTAATAATTGGTAATTCTTTATCTACTAACACAATAGGAGGAGGTTTAGTAACTCAATTAAGTACATCAGCTACTGGAACACAATCAATATTATTTACTGCTGCTAATACTACAGAAACATTAATATTAGATTATAGGAATAGTAATGGAACTACAATTAGAATAAATAAAATTAGTATAAAAGATAAAGTAAATGCACCATCTCAAACTTACGGAGAACTTTTTGATGGTCAGGTAATCTGTGATACTTATGAAGAAGAAGATATACCATTAACTTTATCAATAGATAACTTTAAAAATGTAGCTGAAAAAGTACAGAGTTATTCTAAAGATTTTAATTTACCTGCAACAAAAAGAAACAACAAAATATTTACACATTTATTTGAGGTTACTAAAACACAAGATGGTTTAAGTTTTAATCCTTATGTAAAAACTGAATGTATATTAAAACAAGATGGTTATACTATATTTCAGGGTTTTCTTAAATTAATAGACATAGTAAACAAAGAAGAAGAAATTAGTTATAATGTTAATTTATATTCAGAACCTATTGCATTAAAAGATATATTAGAAAATAAAAAGTTTAGAGATTTAGATTTTTCTGAATTAGAACACGATTACAATAAAACAAATATAAAAGCAAGTTGGTATGATTCTACAGGTATTACATTAAATACTCCATTAAGTACAGATTCTAATGCTTACAATGCAACTTTAGGAGTTAATAATACTGATGTTTTAAAATACCCTTTTGTAAACTGGGTAGGAGATTTTGAATTAGATGCAAACGATAATATTATACTTTCAAGTTTAGAAGATGCTTTTAGACCATTTATAAATTGTAAATATATCTTAGATCAAATATTTAGAGATACAAATATTTTTACATACACTTCAGAATTTTTAAATACTTCAAGATTTACAGATTTGTTTATGGACTTTAATTGGGGAGAGGGTAATGCACCAAACGATATAGTTCATTTAGGAGAGGCATCATTATCAACTGATGATAACATTGTTAATACATTTACACCTTTAAATTTTGATGCTACAACTTTTACAACTGATTTTGGATTTGATTTGTCTACAGATATTTTTACTTGTACTGCTGACAATACAATATATCAGTTTAATTATGGTGCAAGATTTGTATGGTCTGATGTTAGTAGTGCTTTACAAGTAAGATGGTTAAAAACTTCAGGTGGTGTTACAACTATTATTAATCCTGATGGTGCGGTAGTTACTACAGGTTCTTTACCTTACCAAAAACTTTATCAGGGTACTATTAATGTAACTTTAGATGATGGAGATACTTTAAAATTAGAAGCATTATCAACTGTTTCTTTAGGTATTAAATGCACTTTCGCAAATATTACTGGTTCAGTAACTTTTACTACAATGACTAATTCAATTTTATTAAACACTTTAAGAGGGGATTTAGGTCAGTGGGAATATTTAAAAGGATTTTTTAATATGTTTAATTTAGTTGTATTACAAGATAAAAACAATCCTAATAATTTAATTATAGAACCATACAATGATATATTTATTAAAAACACTTCAGGAACTTCTTTAGCATCTAGAAATATATTACATGATTGGACAGACAAAATAGATGTTACTGAAATAAAACTATCTCCATTAGAATTAGTTAAAAAAACTATTTTTAAATATGTTGATGATGATGGAGATTATCCTAGAAATTTTTATAAAAATACAACTAATAAAGATTATGGTAGTTATCCTTTTTTAAATCGTGATTTAACTTTACTATCTGGAGAAGAAGAAGTATTAGCAACTCCATTTGCATCTACAGTTGTAAAACCAATAGCAGATTATTTAGGAGAATTTATAGTACCTGTAATCTATTCTTCAAATGATGATAACACAGAATTTGAAAGTTTTAATAATAAACCAAGAATACTTTATAAAGTTTCTGCTACTCCTTTTACTTTGTCAGGTTCAGTAACATATAAAATACCTAAACAAAATAGTGTTAATGGAGAACCTGCTGAGGATTATTTAAGATTTAGTCATACTTCAGCTTTACCATCTACATTAGATGATTCAGATTTAAATTTTGGTGCAATACAATTAATTGGTACTGTAGGAGTTTCTCCTGTAGACAATTTATATGGTACTTATTGGAGTCCTTACTATGATGAGTTATATAATTCTGATACAAGATATATGACATTAAAAGTAAATCTTAATGCAGCAGATATTAACCAGTTTAATTTTTTTGATCAAGTAATGATAAAAAATAGAAACTATAGAGTTAATAAAATAGAATATAAACCAAATGATTTATCAACTGTTGAATTTATACTTATACCATAATGGAATATAAAAAAGGATTTAATATAAAACCTAAAAAAGTTTTAAGTACAGGAGAGATTAGATTTACTGATGGAACAAATGATGTAATACCTAATCAATTAGCTTGTGAAGCATACGGATATGTTTACAATTCAAATACTGGTACTTGTAATGCTTTTGAATTTAATTCTACTTTAGACAGAAAATTTTATAATATACACAATAATGTTAGTGGAGGTACAACAGAAAACGGAACAAAAAACACTATACTTAATGGACAAAAGAATTTAACTAAAGGAGGAAATATAAATAATATTATAAATGGAGAATTTAATCAGTTAGAAAATGGTATAAAAAATTCTATAATTCTTGGAGGTTCATACGGACAAGCAGAAAATCAAGGAGAGGTTGTAATAGGTGCAGGTGGTTTTAACGAAGCATTAGGTTTAGGATTAAGTCAACAATCTTTTGTGCAACAATCTAATAAGACTTTAGATGCTACAGAAACTGCTTTACTTACTCAATACCTACCTTTAACATATATACAAAAAGTAAAAAATTCTGTAATAGGATTTGAAGCTAATGTAATAGGTGTAAATTATGGAGGAGAGGGAGATGTAGGAGATTATGGATATGTTCAAATTACAGGTGCAGTAACATTCACAAATGGTCTAGCATCAACATATCATCAAACAACATCACATATAGTACAAGCAGGACATAGTGGAATGAATATAACTGCAACTATGAAAGATGTAACGGCTACTTCTTTTGGTGTTCATGTTACAGGTATAGCAGGAACTAGAATACAATGGACTGCAAGTGTAAAATTATGGAGAAATAAACTACAAATAACAATATAAAATGGCAGATACAGTAATAGAAGCAGAAATTAAATCAAACGTTGGAGAAGTTGCAGATCAAACAGAAAGATTAGCAGATGCAACAGATGATGCAAAAAAAGGTTTTAAGGGTGTAAGTAAAACTGTAAAAGGTGTAGGTACTGCAATGAAAGCAGCAGGTATAGGTCTTTTTGTTGCTTTATTTGCTAAACTAATGGAGGTGTTTGGTAAAAATCAAAAAGTAATTGATAAATTTGAAACTGCTATGATTTCTTTAAGTATTGCTTTTAATGATTTCTTTAAATTTTTAGAAGATAATATTGGAACTATAACAGGATATTTTAAAGACATATTTGAAAATCCTCAACAAGCATTAAAAGATTTTGGAGATGCTATAAAAACTAATTTAATAGAAAGATTTAATAGTTTATTGGAAACTTTTGGATTATTAGGCAAATCTTTAAAACTTTTAATTGATGGAGAGTTTGGTGAAGCATGGGAAGTTGTAAAACAAGCAGGTAAAGAAAGTATAGATGTTTTAACAGGTGTTGATGGTAGTTTAGATAAGATTACTGAAACAATTACTAATGCTAGTAATGCAATAGTAGAATATGGTAAAAATACTTTAAAAACTGCTGGAAATATTATAGAATTAAGCAAAGCTGCTCAATTAGCAGCAGCTACAAATCAACAAATTATAGAGCAAAAAGACAGGGAAGCTGAATTACAAAGACAAATAAGAGATGATGAAACAAAAACATTTGAGCAAAGAATAGCTGCAAACGAAGAACTAGGAAGAATATTAGAATCTCAAAAAGTTTTAATGTTAGAAAATGCAGATGCTATAATAGCAGCAGCAGAAGCACAAAAAAAATTAAATGATAATGATGAAAATGCTATACTTTTAATACAAGCTAAAACAGAAAAAGATGCAGTATTAGCACAAATTACTGGTTTTCAATCTGAGCAAATAGTAAATCAAGTATCTCTACAAAAAGAACAAGCTGCTTTAGCTATGGAAAATGCAGATATGCAAATACAAGCGTATAGCGACCTAGCAGGTGCATTAAGTAGTTTAGCAGGAGATAACAAAGCATTAGCAATAGCACAAGCAACTATAGATACATTTGCAGGTGCTAATAAGGCATTTGCACAAGGAGGTGTAGCAGGATTCGTTACAGGTGCAGCAATCATAGCAGCAGGATTATCTAATGTAAGAAAAATATTAAGTACAGATGTAGGAGGAGAAGGTGGTGGTGGTGGTTTAACTCCTAGTATAGAAAGTACACCTGCACCTGAGATGTTAAGTGGTGCATTTACATTAGGAGGAGTACAAGAGCAGCAGCCAGTTCAAGCGTATGTTGTTACTGATGACATGACAAACAATCAAAACAAGTTAGCTAATATCCGTAGGAGAGCAACAATATAAAAAAATCAAATAAATTAATAAATAATCTATTATATATTATGAAAAAGAAACCAACTAAGATTGTAGAGTTAGTTATATCAGATGAAAGTCAAGAAATGACTATAGATGCTATTAGTTTAGTTACAAGTCCTGCTATAGAGCAAGACTTTGTGTTTTTTGGAAAAGAAAAGAACAACTTGACTTTAGCCAAGATAGATGAGGAGAAAAGAATGTTAGTTAGTCCTGCTTTAATACCAAACAAAAATATATTTAGATACGATCCTAATACTGATTCAGATTACTATGTATATTTCTCAAAAGAAACAGTAAGACAAGCTAGTGAGTTGTATTTAAAGCACAACAATCATCATAAAGCTACATATCAACATGAAGAAAATGTATCAGGTGTATTAACTATAGAGAGTTGGATAAAAGAGGGGGATATGGACAAATCTAAGTTATATGGCTTTGACTTACCTGATGGTACTTGGTTTGTAAAGATGAAGATAGAGAATGATGAGATGTGGAGTAAAATAAAAGATGGAGAACTAAAAGGTCTAAGTATAGAGGGCTACTTTATTAATAAAATGGAAAAAATGGGTAAACAACAATTTTCAAACGAAGATATATTAGAAGCATTAAGCGAACTAATAAAAGAAAAGACAGAACTAAAAGCTGAAAAAGTTGAATTAGGTGTTATCGATGACTTAACAGATGGTTTAAAGTTTTTACAAAAACAAGATTCTATAATTGAAAAGCAATTAAAAACAATTACTACAGAATTTTCTAGTATAAGAAAAAAAATAAATTCAATAAAAGCAAACTCACAAGAAAGTATGAAAGGAGTTAAACAGGGAAAGGCAAATATAACTAGAATAGAAAAACAATTAAAAGATTTAGGAATAGATGCAAATAAAGTTCCTGTTATTAAAAAATTCAAAGTTGCAGTTTCACAAGCTGAAGAAAACAGAAAGAAAGTTCAAAGTATTCCTGACTTACCTAAATTATAAACTTTAAAAATCAAACAAATAATAATTTATTCTATTATATAAAAAAAAGACATCACAATGGATTTAAAACAACAAATATTAGTAGCACTTGGTCTTGATAAGCAAGAAGAAGTGAATTTAGAGTATCAAGCGAAACTTGAAGATGGTACTATTATAGTATCAACTGCTGAAACATTAGAAGCAGGAGTAGATATTTCTGTTCTTACAGAAGATGGAACTACAATGCTTTTACCTATTGGAGAATACAAAACTGAAGATGGTCAAAGTTTTTCTGTAGAGGTTGAGGGTGTAGTTGCTGAAATTATGGAAGAAGAAGCTGAAGAAGAAGAAGCTGAAGAAACTCCAGTAGAAGAAGAAGCATCTAAAGAAGATATGGAAGAAGTTGAATTTGATTCAGTAGCTTTTATGGATGAAGTTAAGTCTGTTGTAGTTGATCTAATGAGTAATGTAAATACAGACATAGAAACTTTAAAAGCTGAATTAGCAGAACTTAAATCAACAAATGAAGATTTATCTTCAGAAAAAGAAAAACTATCTGCACAAGTAGTAGAGTTATCAAACGAACCTGCTGCTAAACCTGTAGATACAAACAAATTTAGTTCTTTAGGTAAAGAAATCTCACAAAGAGATATATCTAAAATGACTAAAAGAGAAAGAATATTATATAACATAACTAAATAAATAAAAAAAAATGGCTTTTACAGTAACATCAAATTACGCAGGTAAAGTATTCGGACAATATATTTCGGCTGCTTTAAAAGAAGCTAAATCCTTAGAGGGTTTAACTGTCTTAGAAAATATTAAATATAAAGAAAACATTAGAAAAATGGCAGGTTCTAGCTTAGTAGCAGATGCAACTTGTGATTTTACTGATGCAGGTACTCTAGCTTTAACAGAAGCAGTTTTAGAACCTAAAAATCTACAAATCAATGTAGACCTTTGTAAAAAAACTTTATTATCAGGTTGGGAAGCTGAAGAAATGAAAGCAGGTGCTTTTAACAGAACTGCACCATCTTTTGACCAGTATGTATTAGCATACTTTGGAGAAATTATTGCTGATTCAGTAGAGAGTTCTATTTGGACTGGTTCAGGTGCTGCTAATTCAGGTACTTTTAAAGGATTTTTAACTGCTGGTGGTGCTTTTGCTACAGGAGGAACAGTACAAACTGCTAATGTAGGTGGTGCAGGTACTGCTTATACTGCTGCAAACATTATTGCTCAATTACAATTTTTAGTAGCATCTATTCCTGTTAACGTATATGGTAAAGATGATTTAAGAATTTATATGAACATGAAAACTTACAGATTCTATATTTCAGCTATCTCTACATTAGGGTATGTAAATGCTTACAATATGAACGGAGATTATATCCCAATGTTTGAAGGAATTACTATTCAGCCATGTCCTGGTATGCCAGACAACAAATTAGTTGCTGCTCAAACATCAAATTTATTTTATGGTACTGATTTACTATCTGATGATACAAACATTAAGATGTTAGATATGACTCAGCTTGATGGTTCAGATAATATGAGAGTTGTTGCTAAGTTTTCAGGAGGTGTTCAGGTAGGTGTTGGTGCTGAAACAGTACAACAAGATTAATAACTAAACAGATAAGGGAGAGTAAAATCTCCCTTTCTTTAACTTTTAAAACAATAAAAAATGTCTTGTAATTTAACAAAAGGAAGAAATATTACTTGTAGAGATACAGTAGGTGGAATCAAAGCAGTATACTTTGCACAATATGATGAGGTTGCTACTTTTGTAACTGCATCAGGAGAATTAACAGATTTTGATTTAGGTGGTTCAGATGACATCTATAAGTATACTCTTAAAAGGGGTACAGGTTCTGTTACAGAAACTATTACTGGTTCTTCTGAAAATGGTACTGTTTTCTATACTCCTACAGTTAATATTAAACTACATAAGCTAACAAAGGAAGATCAAAACCAAATTAAACTTTTAACTGCACAAAGATTAGTAGTATTTGTTGAATTAAACGAAGTATTATCTACTAATTCTCATAATGTGTTATTATGTTTAGGTTTAGAAAATGGTTTAGAATTAAATGCAGGTACTAATTCTTCAGGTGTAAGTTTTGGGGATATGGCAGGTTATGACTGGACTTTAGATGGTATGGAAAAAAATCCTATGGTAACAGTAGCAGATTATACTACTACACCATTAGACAATTCAGCATTTACATTTAATTCAATTATAACTTCATAATATATTATTTATTATATTTATTAAAGGGACTACTTCGGTAGTCTTTTTTTTTATCAAATAAATTTACCTTTTTTCTATTATATAATAAGTAAACACAACATGATACATACAACTTACGGACAAACTTCAACGTTTTACACTACTACACTAGAGAAACGTATCAATACAACAGTACCGACAAGTCAATTAAGGTATTTATGTAAGTTTACAAACGATTTATCAGGAAGTGTAGTTTATGCTTATGGGCAATTTACAATATTAAATGATAGGTATACAATATTTTTTATGCCACATAGCTTATCACAAAATGTATACACAGGTGCAATTAATTTTAAACCTAATGGATACTGGACTTATGAGATTTTTGAAGTTAGTTGGATTAGTTCAAGTGTTGTATTAGGATCAGGTACTGCGCCAATAAATGAAACAGATGTACTAAGTCCTGTAGCAGATACTAAAGGAGTAGTACAAGGAAGCGTAGAGTTAGGTAAATTATACGTTAAAGAACCAAGTGGAGGAGAAGAAGTACAATATACAGAGTACAATGAACCTGCTTCAGATAATTATATATACGTTAGTTAAATAAAATAAAAAAATGGGAATAAAAAATACACAAGCATTATTAAATGAGCAATTAGGTCAATTAGGTGGGGTAGAAGTTTTTACAACTACTGCACAGACAGGTAAAGATTATTATGCAATATACTTTGTTTTAGAAAGTGTAATATCTGCTATTACTGTAGCTAATTCTACAGGTGCAAGTAACTTGGTTACGACAATACCTGCTGGAACTACATTGTTTATGAACACGACTGCTATTACTCTGACTTCAGGTTTAGCTATCGGATATAAAAACTAATATATGTTAGCATTAGCAAATAAGCTAAGTTTACCGACAGAACCTATTTATAGGTTTGTAAATAAACGTTCTATTGTCTTTGATGGAGTAGACCAATGTATTGTTACTGATGGTGCAGATACTGTACTACAAAACACTACTTATTCTTTTTGGTGTAAATCAAGTGAAACAGGTGCTAATAAAGGTGTGTTTGGACACGGAGGAGATAGAAATGGTGCATTTCATTTTAACGAAGATGGCACAAGACCTCTTTTATGGCTTAATAATTCTTATTATGTTTATTGGGTGGCTAATACTGCACAAGATGATGGAGAGTGGCATCATTGGGTAGTTTATTTAGATACTGATATTACAAAATGTAAATTATATTGTGATGGTGTTTTACAAACTGTATCTGCTGTTGTAGGTGCAGGTTCAAGTTCTCCTGCAGCATACACAGAATCATTAACTATTGGTGGGGATAAAGCAGCAAATGGTAATTACTTTCAAGGTAACATAGATGAGTTTGCAGTATTTGATAGAGAACTAACTCAAGCAGAGATTACTCGTATGTACAATACATACTACTCTCCAAACAGAGTAGCTA